TATCGCGTCCTCAACAATGAATTTTGTGATGCGGTGCCTGGTGCCTCCAGGTGACGTTAACCAGTTAACAATTAACGCCGGATACAGAGAATCCACCCATGACACTGTTTTTGGTTTTAACTGTTCCGCGTGCGCTCAGCCGCATTCACCGCATCACAAAATTCACTTTAAAAAGGGCGGCAGAGCAGTCACGGAGTAAAACTGATACCGCCAAACGTCACCAGAAAATTGATAACAGAGGGCGTTGCAGCGGGGTTGTCACTTAAGCGTATGGTCAACCTGACAACCCGGTGTCCTCAACGGGGAAGGAATAACCCCGCCATACTTACCGTCGCGCCATTTCGCGGAGTGCCACAACCGGAAGCGCACGGTCGAAGAAAATTTAACGACAGACTATCTATGAACCAGCAACCTCGCCGTGCGCTTTCGCGTTATGCTCTGACTTTTCAGGGAAATATCCTTTCAGTAAACTGTCAGTGCCGGATGCTGACCCGTGTCCGGCGCACGCACTCCACCTCACCCGTGGAGAACTCCTTAATTACCAACCTTAGCTTCGTTGGTTAGCTATTAACGCGGGTATGTAATCATTCTGGCAATGCTTAATGCCGCTGCTTTTTCCAGCCTGGTGATATCCTGCTCCAGAGCGGACAGGTTTTCAGCCTGCTTAGCCCTGGCTTCATTGGCCCATTTCAGATCCTGCGCTGCATTAATTTTCTGGCGCATCCACTCATAAAGTTCATCATCGGTATAGTCTGGCGCGATGATGATGGGTTCTCGTTTCTGCATGTCGGCTCCTTGTGGTTAGCGTTGCCTGCTTTTAACCACGTCAGGCGAGGTGGTATCCTCTGAGGGGGCTGTTACTCGAGAGGAAATTGGTTATGAATACAATCAAGTTTTCTTGCCCAGAATGTGGTGGCGAAGTCTTTGACACATCCTTTAAGCCGCAGGGCTCTGACAGTTTCGCGGGAGCCATCTGCAAAAATTGTGGTCACCTTGTAACTGAAGATGAGTCCTCGCAGTTCGATGACGAAATCGTTGACAATATCTTCGGTGCACTCACCAGAGACTTTCTGAAGTAAAGGCGCATACCGCTTAGTTACCGCTCTGATAACTCTTACCTGTCCGGCAATGGCGCTGATATCAATATAAAGCGCCATCGCTGTTTCTTTGCTGATCCCTGGACGCCTTCCATTCTGATGTTTGACTTCGCCCACTGAGAAATCCTCTGTTTCCCCTTAACGCCGGGGTAGCGGAACAAAAACCTGCTGCATAGTTATTAAAGTTGAACCCTGCCGTCATGTTCTTACGCCTCAGGCTGGCTACTTAACCCCTGACCACTGCCGGGTAACTCGAAGTATTGCCCTGCATTCTGTGGGGCGGGGTGGGTGGCAGGTATATAATGTACTTTGCGTTCATTGTTGTAAAGTACTTTTAGTACATTTTGTGTGTAAAAAAATGAGATGGGATAAAGTGAAGCACAAACCCGGAGGAAGGCACTACCGGATTTATGCTGGTTTAAGAGGCTTTTTGTTTTTTCTTTCGTGCTAACTCTTCGTAAATTGCATTGTACTTCTGTTTTTTCTCTTCAAGAGTTTTTAAAAGTTCATCTGTCTCACTGTCAGGGAGCTCGTCCAGAAGGTCAATGATGATTTTTTGTCTTGGATTTAACTCCTGATAGAAACGTACCTGTCCACTTTCTTCTGTATCCTCTCCCAAAAGATAGGTTGGTGTTGTTCCTATTAGTGTTGCTAATTCCCTTAATTTCTCCCGGCGAGGAATTGTTTCGCCATTAAACCATTTGCTAACCGCTTTTGGTGTTAATTTCATTCGACGGGCAATTTCTGCCTGCCTTCCATGTTGTTCATAACCAGCGTTTTCACAGGCTAGCGCAAGCCTACTGGCGAACTCTTTACGCGCTTTATCTTCATGAACCATAAGTTCAATGATATTCGCTCTTGAATGTACTGTCAGTTCTGTTATAGCATGTACTCAAAGTTCACATTGTGAGGGTGATATGAACCAGAAAACACTTGAAGATGTAATCAAAACTGTTCGCGTTGCTGTTGTGGCCGACGTTTGTGGTGTCAGCCAAAGAGCAATCTATAAATGGATGGATAACGGGAAATTGCCTCGCACAGAATATACCGGCGAAACAAATTACGCTGAAAAAATCGCTCTTGCATCAAACGGATTATTTTCTGCCGATGCAATTTTAACTATTGGCAGGAATAAAACTACTACGAAAAAGCTGATGGGAGTTGATTCATGAAAATCAAGCATGAACACATCCGCATGGCGATGAATGACTGGGCGCGTCCTGATGGTGAAAAAGTTCCGGCAGCTGGAATAACCCAGGCTTATTTTGAGTTGGGTATGACGTTTCCTGAACTGTACGACGACAGCCATCCGGAAGCCCTGGCTCGCAATACCCAGAAAATTTTCCGCTGGATAGAGAAAGACACCCCTGATGCAGTTGAAAAAATTCAGGCGTTGTTACCAGCGATCGAAAAGGCAATGCCACCTTTGCTGGTGGCCAGAATGCGCAGCCACAGTTCAGCTTATTTTCGGGAGCTGGTGGAGACGCGGGAGCGACTGGTGAGAGACGCTGATGATTTTGTCGCAGTGGCAATCGCCGGTTTCAATCAGATGAACCGTGGTGGCCCGGCAGGAAATGCTGTGGCAGTACATTGACTGACAATAGCCATATCGAATCGCTTCCGGCAACTCGTGAGTAAAAAGATTCGGTATCAGAAGAGGTGAGTATGGCTAACGCCTGGCTCAGATTATGGCATGACATGCCAAATGACCCTAAGTGGCGAACAATTGCCAGGGTGTCAGGGCAGCCAATTGCAACAGTGATGGCAGTGTATATCCACCTCCTGGTGAGTGCGTCACGAAATGTCACGCGAGGTCACATTGATGTCACGACAGAAGATTTGGCAAGTGCGCTCGACGTGACAGAAGAGGTAATTGATTCAATTTTGCAGACGATGCAGGGGCGGGTACTTGATGGTGATTTAATCACTGGATGGGAAAAACGCCAGGTGCTTAAAGAGGACAACGGCAATATTTCGCAAACCGCAAAATCTCCTGCAGAGCGCAAGAGGGCGCAGCGAGAGAGGGAAAGAAAGCGGGAACAAAATGGCGATTGTCACGGCGCGTCACGAAATGTCACGCACATGTCACGACGAGTCACGACAGATAAAGATACAGATAAAGATACAGATCAAGAAGATCAAAACACTATGGTCCATGGCGTAAAAAACGCCACGAACCAGGCAGGGGATGTTCAGACCGTCAATCCTGGTCAGCCAGCAGGCACGACACCGGAAGCCGATTCAGCGTATGCGCTGAAAGCCGATTCGGGCGCTGTGCAGCAGGCGATGACCGCAGGGTCGGAGCAATCACACCAACTGCAGCAGCCTGAAGCCGATTCCGCCATTCAGCGGGAAGCCGATCGGGTAGTCCCGAAAAACACCGGGCAGCCTGTGGGACGAGTGGATTATCCGGATGTGTTCGAACAGATCTGGCGGGAGTACCCGTTGCGTGCCGGGGCAAACCCGAAGAAATCCGCTTTCAGTGCCTGGAAGGCCAGATTACGCGAGGGGGTGCCACCAGAGGCCATGCTGGATGGCGTGAGGCGTTACGCAAGATACCTAGCGGTTACCGGGAAAACGGGAACGGAATTTGTTCAGCGGGCGACGACGTTTTTTGGACCGGACCGGAATTTTGAAAACCCCTGGTTGCTCCCGGTAAGCGGCACGAACAACCAGCGTTGTGTGAATCATATTTCTGAACCGGATACCGAAATTCCGCCGGGCTTCAGGGGGTAAGTGTTTATTTCAGCTCATGAGGTAATTATCAGGAGGAGTTGTGGCAAAAGTTTTTACACAAGAAGAGCGGGAAAAAATTAAAGGGCAGGTTGTTGAACTTGTACGCCAGAGTGGGCGCGAGACGTTACGGCAACTGGAAGCCAAGACAGGTGCGACAAGATATTTGATGAGTGTTCTCGCCAGAGAGCTGGTTGCCAGTGGCGATGTATACAATTCTGGCTACGGGTTATTCCCGTCTGAACAGGCTCGTAAAGACTGGCAAAACGCCCGCAAAAAATTATCGAGGGCAAAGCTGAAGAAACCGGTTGTGGTTGATCCGGACCTTATGTGGTCATTACCAGATGGAGAAATACGTCGCTACGACAGGCACCTGAATATAATCTGTCGCGAGTGCCGGGAGAGCGAAGTTATGCAGCGCATACTGGCATTTTATCAAGGAAATGTTAGGTATTTTAGACGTTACTAGATTAAAGAGCATTAGTTCAGATGTGAATTGACATTTTCATGGCGCAGGGTAGAGCTAGCGTGGTAGTTTTCTTTGTGCCAGAAACGGCATTTGCAAATATGGCCATGCGCTGTCACTTAGAGAGGAGCACAGGATTTACCTGTGCTCAAGTTCAATAGTAAAGATGAAAATATTATGAAGATGGTGGGGGAAATGTAACTGCAGTAATACTTTGTGCAAAAGTAGTAATTATTTCTTTGCAGCCAGAATCAGGCCGTCAAGCCACTCCTGGTGACCATTGAGCATTGGGTTCGGACGAGTATTTGCCAGGTCTTTTGCTGGAACTCCGTTCTGCGTTTCCTGTGTCAGGATACGGAGTCTGTTACCCGAGAGTTCCTCCAGTAGCCACGCATGATGAACATCTAGGCGTTGTACAGTATCTTTTTCACCGGACCATCCGTGCCATGCCAAACGAGCAGGTTTACCTTCAGTAGGTGGAATAAATTCCACGACCTGAGCTTCAACCGGAAATCCAAATGTGCTGAAGTAAAAGCGCACGCCATTTTCCAGCTCCGGACCTTTATTGTTATAAAAGCGCACATCTGCTGAATTTTTATAGTATTCCGGCCATAGTAATGGCTGACTAAGGAGTGGCCAAACATCATTGATGTTCAGACCGGAGATGATCATTTCATTAGACACAAAGTTATCAGTAAATCCCGGAACAAAGCCTTCTGGCCAGTGAATAGCGTTCATAAATGCCTCCAATTGCGGTAGTTAATTGTACTGGGTTTGCTGCGTTACGACCGCAACACGATGGCAGTGATTATTAGCGCAATGAAGTTATAAGGCGAATTATGATTACTTATAATCTTAATAAGATAAATTATATCAGGAGCCAGTATCTTGGCTAACTTCTACGCATAAAGCCCGAATCCACTGATGGCTAGGGTCACGATGAGTTCGTTCATGCCAGGCCATACTCTTGGTAAAGCCCGGAACTTTCAGGGGCAAAGGGAGTATGATTAGATCGTTGTTAGTCAGGACCATGCGGTGGGGGACAACAGCGATCATATCAGTCACTTGCAATATATCAGGAACTACTTGAAAACTATTAACTGACATGCCTACTCGTCGTGTCAGACTGAGCTTAGCCAGTGCTTCATCTGTAACACCGGAGAAGCTACCTTCTGAAGACACCAGAATATGTTCCTGTTTGCAAAATTGTTCGAGAGTCATTTCTGAATTCGCTGACAACGGATGATTCCGTCGTGCTATGCAAACATAATCTTCTTCATAAAGTGCTCTGCCGTGCAGCTCTCCGGGAGTGGTTTGTGGTGTTACCAAAGCCAGATCAACTTCTCCCTGAGATAACTGCTGATATATTCGTTTATTGTCTACAGGCCGCACAGAGATTTTAATATTCGGTGCTCGATGTTTCAGCGCAGCCATCAATGGGACAACAACAGCCTTAACTGCATAGTCCGTTGCGACAATGGTATAAGTTAGTTCTGCCGTCATGGGGTCAAATTTACTTGGTTTCAGCAGAATCGCGATATCGGTGAGAATTTGTTTTACCGGCATAGCAAGCTCTTTGGCACGTAGTGTGGGAACCATACCGTGACTGGTGCGAACAAAGAGAGGATCGCAAAAATAATCACGTAATCGAATAAGCATGCCACTGACAGCGGGCTGCGTCAGGGAGAGTCGCTGCGCAGCCCGAGTCACGCTTCCCTCATCCATTAACGCATCAAAGGTCTTAAGTAAGTTAAGGTCGAGGGTTTTGATATCATTTTTCATAATGAGGTCACCTGACAGATATAAAAATGTTGATTGAGGCTAATTGCCCCGATGAAGGTTGTCGAGGGGAACCAGGAGTTTTTTCTTTTGGGTGATTTCCATTGCTGGATAGTTCCCTTGTACAGATAAGTCCGTTCTTCGCACAAAGCGGACTGGAAGGTTAGCTTGAGTCGGACTTTGCGTATTAGAAGAAGTGCTGGTGGTGACTGGTTCTTGAGCCCCATTTCCCCAGAAAAAATCAGAGAAACTATACCCAATAGTTGTATTGATTCACTGACGAGACGGCCTCATATTGATAGGGACTAGTGTGCATCCAATACAGGAGGTTGTTGTGCTGGTTCTCAAATGTGCGCTGGCTATTGCGGCTGTAATGGCAATTTATTGTCTTTCTGTTGTTCTTATGGATCGCCTTTCTGATTGATTTCATATTGGCGAGGTAACGGTAGTTAAGTAGAATTGCTGCGGGTGCTTGAGGCTATCTGCCTCGGGCATGAACACCAACGGCAGATAGAGAAAAGCCCCAGTTAACATTACGCGTCCTGCAAGACGTTTAACATTAATCTGAGGCCATATCTATGCGACACATAGAGATTAGCCTCTTACGGACCGAAAGGTCAAGGAGAAGCAGGCTATGAAGCAGCAAAAGGCGATGCTAATCGCCCTGATCGTCATCTGTTTAACCGTCATAGTGACGGCACTGGTAACGAGGAAAGACCTCTGCGAGGTACGAATCCGAACCGGCCAGACGGAGGTCGCTGTCTTCACAGCTTACGAACCTGAGGAGTAAGAGACCAGGCGGGGGAGAAATCCCTCGCCACCTCTGATGTGTCAGGCATCCTCAACGCACCCGCACTTAACCCGCTTCGGCGGGTTTTGTTTTTTCCTAGCATTCTGGTTTACAATTCGCACGCCAGCCTGAACAACTGGCACCTGCTGCGCCAGCAGAGACAACCGATGGCGCGCGATACCAAATTACACAATTCTAATGATTCTGCCGTCTTTGCCAGCAGGTGCGGACGGCGTTTTCACGCATTCAAATCAGACTGGTTCCAGCATCCTCCATGCACTGAAGAGCAGGCTGAATGGATAATTCAGTGTTACCGCAGGCGTGGATACGAGGTTAAGAAAGCTCTTAGTCTCGACTATCGTCACTGGATAATCTCAGTCAGACTCCCTTACTCCGAACGCCCACCGCGTCCGTCCCGCACATTCCAGCAACGGATTTGGAGGTAACGTGCGGGTATTACTTCGACCTGTTCTGGTACCGGAACTCGGGCTGGTGGTCCTTAAGCCAGGTCGTGAATCCATGCAGGTATTTCACAATCCTCGAGTGCTGGTGGAGCCGGAACCGAAAAGCATGTGCGGCCTGCCATCCGGAGTCGTCCCTGCCGTTCGCCAGCCGCTGGCGGAGGATAAATCATTACTGCCATTTTTCAGCGATGAGCGGGTGATTCGTGCTGCTGGCGGCGCTGGGGCACTGTCTGACTGGCTGTTGCGTCATGTCAAATCCTGCCAGTGGCCTCATGGTGACTATCATCACAGTGAAATCGTCATACATCGTTACGGTACCGGCGCGATGGTGTTGTGCTGGCACTGCGACAACCAGCTGCGTGACCAGACATCCGAATCACTCGAGCAACTTGCTCATCAAAATCTGTCAGCATGGATGATTGACGTCATACGCCATGCAATGAATGGCACGCAGGAGAGGGAGTTATCGCTGGCTGAATTATCCTGGTGGGCGGTCTGCAATCAAGTGGCGGACGCGCTTCCGGAGGCAGTATTACGTCGTTCTCTGGGGTTACGTGCGGAAAAAATCCGCTCAATGTACCGTGAAAGCGACATCGTACCGGGAGAGCAGACCGCCACCAGCATACTGAAGCAGCGCACAAAAAATCTTGCGCCGTTGCTTCACACCCACCAGCCACAGAACCCAGCACAGGAAAAGCAGGTGGTCAGCATTGCCGTTGATCCGGAGTCTCCGGAATCTTTCATGAGGCGACCTAAACGTCGCCGTTGGGTAAATGAGAAATATACGCGCTGGGTGAAGACACAGCCGTGTGCGTGTTGTGGTCAACCAGCCGACGATCCCCATCACCTGATTGGTCACGGTCAGGGAGGGATGGGAACAAAGGCCCACGATATTTTCACGCTACCGTTGTGCCGGGAACATCACAACGAACTTCATGCGGATCCGCTGGCGTTCGAAGAAAAGCATGGTTCTCAGGTTGATTTAATTTTTCGTTTTCTTGATCACGCCTTTGCAACCGGCGTGCTTGGGTAAAAGAGGTTACTGATGCGTATAGAGTTTGTTTTGCCTTATCCGCCGACGGTGAATACTTACTGGCGACGTCGTGGCAGCACATATTTTGTATCAAAAGTCGGTGAGTGTTATCGCCGTGATGTGGCGCTTATTGTTCGCCAGCAGCGGCTGAAATTAAAACTGTCCGGAAGGCTGGCGATAAAGATTATTGCAGAGCCACCGGATAAGCGCCGTCGTGACCTGGACAATATCCTGAAAGCACCACTGGATGCGCTGACGCATGCCGGACTACTCATAGACGACGAGCAGTTTGATGAAATCAATATTGTGCGCGGTCAGCTCGTTCCTGGTGGGCGGCTGGGGATAAAAATCACAGAACTGGAGTGCGCATGAATAACCAGTATTTACAGTTTGTGCGTGAGCAGCTCATTATCGCCACCGCTGATTTGAGTGGGGCAACAAAAGGTCAGCTTGAAGTCTGGCAGGAGAATGCCATGTTCGATACAGGGCGTTACAGGCGAAAAAAAATCCGGTACCGCGATGAAGTGACTGGAAAAATGATAACGCGGGATAATCCACCAATCCCGGGAAAGCAATCGCTGGCGAAGGGGACGTCAATTCCTCTGGTCAGTCCGGTTGAGTTTTCGACATCATCGTGGCGGCGGGCTGTTCTGTCTCTTGAAGAACATCATAAAGCCTGGTTGTTATGGTGTTACAGCGGGAGTATTTGTTGGGAATATCAGATCGCGATAACACAGTGGGCGTGGAATGAATTTAATACTCAATCCGGTACCAGAAAAATTGCAGGGAAAACGCAGGAACGCCTGAAAAAATTAATCTGGCTGGCGGCGCAGGCAGTAAAAGCAGAACTTTTAGATGGGGAAGGTTATGAATACCAGGAGCTGGCATTACTGGCGGGAGTGACAACTAAAAACTGGTCCAAAACATTTACTCGTCACTGGGTTGCAATGAAACACATTTTTCAACGACTGGATAGTGAGGCTTTATTGTTTGTAATGAGAACGCGTTCAAAACAAAAGGCGGCATTTTCAAAGCAAAGTGTTGCAAAAGTAGATTGAAAGGCATATATTTCATGCAAATCTGATATTTTGCCGATTTTGTACGTGATGGCAAAAGCAAACAAAACCCGCCCACAAGCGGGTTTTTTTGTGCCACTTATCTCGGATAGACATGGTGAATGCGCTGGTGGAGGAAGTAAGGGTAATTTTTAACCAGGTGATTCTTGAATGCTTGCAACATTGATTTCGTAACGTTATTATCCTGCGCCCGGCCCTTTAGCTCAGTGGTGAGAGCGAGCGACTCATAATCGCCAGGTCGCTGGTTCAAATCCAGCAAGGGCCACCAACCGCCACTAGCTCATCAGGAAAGAGCGTCAACCCTTTAAGTTGAGTGTGCGAGGTTCGAGTCCCCGGTGGCGGTCCAGTGCCGACTTAGCTCAGTAGGTAGAGCAACTGACTTGTAATCAGTAGGTCACCAGTTCGATTCCGGTAGTCGGCACCATATGCGGGCATCGTATAATGGCTATTACCTCAGCCTTCCAAGCTGATGATGCGGGTTCGATTCCCGCTGCCCGCTCCAGCAAAACGGATGAGGTACAGGTTTTTCAGCACTGGCGTTTTCTCGTGGGGAATGGTCTCTTCAATATATTGATTGGAACCCCAAACTATAACTGAGGCCAGATATAGTTTCAGTGCTGTGTTTTTTGACAACAGTGGAATAGGGCATTGTCAGTAGGCGTTTAGCGTTTTTAGAAACTGATTAGGCACTACTCCGGTGTTGTTAACACCATCCAATGAGGTGAACTCTTGTGCGGAGGTGGTTTCATACGTTGTCTGACGGGAAACCTCGTATCTGGTGTAGGGGCAGATATTTCGGGTGAATCCCGACACCTCAAATATAAAAGATGTATCTACATGCTTTTAGCCGCCGCTCCGGCGGCTTTTTTTATTCATGCTGACTTCCTTCATTGTTAGTTATGGTGTTCTAAGGACTTTCTGTAACTGCATTTTCCCTGCACAAATTATTCATATTAACTACGCCATCCGTTATTTGCGGAGGTGAGGCTATGAAATCCATGGACAAAATCTCAACGGGCATTGCCTACGGCACCTCCGCAGGCAGTGCTGGCTACTGGTTTTTACAGTGGCTTGATCAGGTCAGTCCGTCACAGTGGGCTGCGATTGGTGTACTGGGGAGTCTGGTTCTGGGCTTGCTGACGTATCTGACAAACCTTTATTTCAAGATTAAAGAAGATAAGCGTAAGGCTGCGAGAGGTGAATAATGCCGCCATCATTACGCAAGGCTGTTGCTGCTGCTATTGGTGGTGGGGCTGTTGCCATAGCGTCTGTGCTCATCACTGGTCCGAGTGGTGACGATGGCCTGGAAGGTGTCAGCTACATACCATACAAAGATATCGTTGGCGTATGGACTGTATGTCACGGACACACCGGAAAAGACATCATTCCCGGTAAAACGTATACCGAAGCAGAATGCAAAGCCCTCCTGAATAAAGACCTTGCCACGGTCGCCAGACAAATTAACCCGTACATCAAAGTCGATATACCGGAAACAACGCGCGGCGCTCTTTACTCGTTCGTTTACAACGTGGGCGCTGGCAATTTCAGAACATCGACGCTTCTTCGCAAAATCAACCAGGGTGATATCAAAGGTGCGTGTGATCAGCTACGTCGCTGGACATACGCTGGTGGTAAGCAACGGAAAGGTCTCATGACTCGCCGTGAGATTGAGCGTGAAGTCTGTTTGTGGGGGCAACAATGAGCAGAGTAACCGCGATTATCTCCGCTCTGGTTATCTGCATCATCGTCAGCCTGTCATGGGCAGTCAATTATTACCGTGATAACGCCATCTCCTACAAAGACCAGCGCGATAAAGCGAAGGAAAAACTCAGCCAGGCGAACGCCACCATCACTGACATGCAGCAGCGCCAGCGTGATGTTGCTGCACTGGATGAAAAATACTCAAGGGAGTTAGCTGATGCAAAAGCTGAAAATGATGCTCTGCGTGATGATATTGCCACTGGTCGTCGTCGGTTGCGCATCAGAGCAGTCTGTCAGACCGTGCGTGAAGCCACCGCCGCCTCCGACATGGGTAATGCAGCCGCCCCCCGACTGGCAGACACCGCTGAACGGGATTATTTCACCCTCAGAGAGCGGCTGATAATAATGCAAAAACAACTGGAAGGGGCACAGCTATACATTCGTGAGCAATGTCTCAGATAAAAACCGGCCAAGGATAATCCGCTGAAGATTCGCCGGTGGCGAAAGAGAGCCAAGGTGTCAACCTACGCTATTTCTTATGATAATGCAACGGACGAAGCGGGACATATTGGCGCATAACAAATCAGTGCAGGCTAACTGCAGGAAGAACTTAGGGCGTGAACGTAGAAAACCTAAGTAACGCACATTACATCTATAACGAGATGAAAGAGCTACAGCGACAGAAAGGTATACTGGAAAGTGGTGCAGGGCTTGGTGTGACAATCCAGTCTGCCTATCAATATAGTGCTTTTCTTGAGGCCATACGCCCGCATGCAGTTGCTGAACTTGACAGCCGTATTGAGGAAAAGAAATCCGCGCTGGTTAATTTGGGTGCTTCCTTCTCTATATACGAGCATAATAAGGCGGGTTGGAAACCCGCCTAAAGCACTTAGAAACTGCGTGGAGCTGTGGAAAGAATGGATGCCAGTTCTTCCTTCGATAAATCCCAGCTTCGATTTACAGCGTCAATTTTCTTACACTCATCAAGCATTGCGTTATAGAGATGTTCTGTAAGTGAATGAGTATTGGCAATGGGCTGTTTCTGTTCGGGGAAGCGATCAAATTTCTGATACGCCTCAATGATACTGAAGTAATCGCATTCATTATTACCGTCGAAACCTGGAAGCTGAATTGCCCCATCATGTATTTTTAGATGATGGTCACGGACTAATTCTTTTTGCTCGTCATCACTAAGTTTCCTGAAAGCATTGGAAAGTCCGCGATACATATTCAAGACAGCAGTAACAAAATCACGATCTTCTTTACTTGGTTCGTCAACATCCAAATGTGAATATTCGGCCTTGATAACCCAATCATTACCAGATGACACAGCATATTTAACAAGCTGTGGATCAATATCAGTTTCGATACCTAGGTGGATGGCAATGTCACATAACAAAATGGTATTGATTTTATCTTTAATATCCATGAGTTAACCCTCTGAAGTAAAAAGTAATATCTATACCCGTTGGCTCATGAAGTCTATTGATCTGTCTCATATCAGCAGCAAATCTATTCCATGGAGATACTCAATGCAGGTCACCTTTGATTTATATAAGGGCGAAACATGCCAGCACTAATCCCACGCGCCTGCCGTAAGCGTGGATGTGCAGGTACAACCACAGACAGTTCTGGTTACTGCGATAAACATCGTGGCGAAGGATGGGTACAGCATCAACGCGGACTGAGCCGCCACCAGCGTGGCTATGGCTCGAAATGGGATGCCATACGTGCGCGCATACTGAAGCGTGATAATCATCTGTGTCAGAACTGCCTGCGCAATGGCAGAGCCGTTGAAGCCAGAACTGTGGACCACATCATTCCGAAAGCTCATGGTGGCACGGATGCAGACAGTAACCTGCAGACTCTGTGCTGGCCCTGTCATAAAGCAAAAACAGCGCGCGAACGCATCAATTGATAACAGCTCCCATCTGCAGGGGAGGGGCGGGTCAAATCTCTGCAACCCTGGCTGTTCAGTACCGCCGCCTGACCTTTCCTCGCATCGCCGCAGGTTCGAAAACTTTTTTTTGGAATGTGATTAAATGATTGATAGGTAAAATCGATTATGTCAGGCCCCCCGAAAACCCCGCCACGCCTGCATTTGATACGAGGCAACCCCTCAAAGCGCCCCGTTAAAGACCCCAAAAAAACCGCTAAAAAGGATGAAAAAGGTCTCCCTAAAATTCCGCAACATTTAGGGTCGCAGGGGAAGTACTGGTTCAGGCGAATGGCGGAAGAACTGAATGCGGAAGGGATCATTTCTCAGCTTGATGCGCGTGCACTCGAGTTACTGGTGGAAGCCTACACCGAATACCGGCATCACTGCGAAACACTTGATGCTGAGGGGTATACCTACCGCACGGAAACGCAGAACGGTGATGTGCTGATTAAGGCACACCCGGCTGCTGCGATGAAGGCGGATGCCTGGAAGCGGATCCGGGCGATGCTTGCAGAGTTTGGTATGTCACCGGCAAGCCGGGCTAAAGTAAATACCGCCGGACCGGATGATGTTGATCCGCTGGCGGAGCTTTTAAAAGCGAGAGACTGATGGCAAAAGTGGCTGACGGGATCCGCTACGCCGAACGTGTTGTTGCAGGAGAAATTGTCGCTGGCGAATTTGTCCGTCTGGCCTGCCAGCGTTTTCTTGATGATCTGAAGTACGGCGAAGAGCGGGGGATTTATTTCAGTGAATCCCGTGCGCAGCACATCCTGAATTTCTACAAATTTGTGCCCCATGTGAAAGGGGCGCTGGCAGGCCAGCCCATTGAGTTGATGGACTGGCATGTATTTATCCTCATTAATATTTTTGGTTTTGTCATTCCGCTGGTGAATGAAGAGACCGGGGAAGTTGTCATGCGCAGCGATGGCAGCGGACGCCCGGTGATGGTGCGCCGGTTCCGGACGGCGTACAACGAAGTCGCCCGTAAAAACGCAAAATCAACCCTGTCATCGGGTATCGGCCTGTATATGACGGGGGCAGATGGTGAAGGCGGTGCTGAGGTGTATTCAGCCGCAACCACGCGTGACCAGGCCAGAATCGTGTTTGAAGACGCCAAAAATATGGTCAGAAAAGCCCGGTCGACACTCGGGCGGTTGTTTGATTTCAACAAGCTGGCGATTTACCAGGAGCAGAGCGCATCAAAATTTGAACCGCTTTCTTCGGATGCAAACAACCTGGATGGTCTGAACATCCACTGCGCCATTATTGATGAGCTGCATGCACATAAAACCCGCGACGTGTGGGACGTTCTGGAAACGGCAACTGGTGCCCGTCTGCAGTCCCTTTTATTTGGTATCACCACGGCTGGCTTTAACAAGGAAGGGATTTGTTACGAGCAACGCGATTACGCCATCAAGGTATTGCGAGGCTATAACAGCGACGTGGAGGGCGCGGTAAAAGACGACTCCTACTTTGCGATTATTTACACCCTCGATGAGGGAGATGATCCGTTTGATGAAACGGTCTGGCAGAAAGCGAATCCCGGCCTGGGCATCTGTAAACGCTGGGATGATCTGCGTCGTCTGGCGAAAAAGGCGAAGGAGCAGGTCTCGGCGCGGGTGAATTTTTTCACAAAACACATGAATGTGTGGGTCACTGCCGAGTCTGCCTGGATGGACATGATTAAGTGGGAGAAATGCGAATATATTGCCCCACGACATGAGCTGAAAACGTATCCCATGTGGGTCGGCGTTGACCTTGCTCATAAGATTGATATCTGTGCGGCGGCAAAACTCTGGCGAACGGATAACGGGCATGTTCATGCCGATTTTAAATTCTGGCTCCCGGAAGGACGGCTGGAACGATGCTCGCGGCAGCAGGCAGAACTTTACCGGAAGTGGGCGGAGATGGATAAGCTGATTCTGACGGATGGTGATGTTATCGATCATGCTCAGATAAAAAGTGACTTACTGGAATGGATTGGCGGTGAAAACCTGAGGGAACTGGGATTTGACCCGTGGAGCGCGATGCAGTTCAGCCTGGCACTGGCTGAAGAAGGGATACCGCTGGTGGAGGTTCCGCAGACGGTTCGCAATCTGTCAGAGGCCATGAAGGAAACGGAATCACTGGTCTATGCCGGGCGTTTCCATCACAGCAATCATCCGGTCATGAACTGGATGATGTCTAACGTTACGGTAAAACCGGACAAAAACGACAATATCTTCCCGAATAAATCCACGCCGGAAGCCAAAATCGACGGCCCTGTTGCGATGTTTACAGCAATGAGCCGGATGCTGGTCAATAGTGGTGAACCGGAGCCGGATCTGTCTGAACATCTGGTCAGCGTGGGCATCCGCTCACTTTAACCGAGGTCATTATGTTTCTGATAATTCTCGCGCCACTGGTGGGCGTGCTGGGTGCGCTTTTGCTGGCGTATGGTGCCTGGCTGATTTATCCCCCGGCGGGTTTTGTTGTTGCCGGGGTGCTGTGCCTGCTCTGGTCGTGGCTGGTGGCGCGATATCTCGACCGCACACAGTCGTCTGTCGGCGGAGGTAAATAGTGTTCTTTTCGGGATTATTTCAACGAAAAAGTGACGCGCCGGTGACCACGCCAGCAGAACTGGCGGATGCTATCGGGCTGTCATATGACACCTATACCGGAAAGCAGATCAGCAGCCAGCGGGCCATGCGACTGACGGCGGTTTTTTCCTGCGTCAGGGTGCTGGCAGAGTCGGTCGGGATGTTGCCCTGCAATCTGTATCACCTGAACGGCAGCCTGAAACAGAGAGCCACCGGCGAACGTCTGCATAAGCTGATCTCCACGCATCCCAATGGCTATATGACGCCGCAGGAGTTCTGGGAGCTGGTGGTCACCTGTCTGTGCCTGCGGGGAAACTTTTACGCCTACAAAGTGAAAGCATTTGGCGAAGTGGCTGAACTGCTGCCCGTCGATCCCGGCTGTGTGGTACCGAAGCTTAACAGTAGCTGGGAACCGGTCTATCAGGTCACATTCCCGGACGGCTCCACGGATGTGCTGACCCAGGAGGATATCTGGCATGTGCGCACGCTGACGCTGGACGGTCTGGTGGGACTGAATCCCATCGCCTATGCCCGCGAGGCAATATCGCTGGCAGCTGCGACCGAAGAGCACGGGGCCAGGCTGTTCAGCAATGGTGCGGTGACGTCCGGTGTGTTGCGTACTGAACAGACGCTGTCGGATCAGGCTTATGAGCGCCTGAAGAAAGATTTTGAGGAGCGTCACACCGGGCTTGGTAATGCTCACCGCCCGATGATCCTTGAGATGGGGCTGGACTGGAAGTCGATGGCGCTGAACGCCGAGGACAGCCAGTTCCTGGAAACCCGCAAGTTTCAGCTTGAAGAAATCTGTCGTCTGTTCCGGGTGCCATTGCACATGGTGCAGAACACCGATCGCGCCACCTTCAACAATATCGAAGAGCTGGGGCTGGGATTTATCAACTATTCACTGGTGCCGTATCTGACCCGCATTGAGCAGCGGATCAACACCGGACTGGTACGAAAAAGTAAGCAGGGCGTTTATTACGCCAAATTTAACGCCGGGGCGTTACTGCGCGGGGATATGAAGTCCCGTTTTGAAGCCTACGCCACCGGGATCAACTGGGGAATTTACTCTCCCAATGACTGCCGCGACCTGGAAGATATGAATCCGCGTCCCGGTGGGGATGTCTATCTCACACCGATGAACATGACCACGAAACCCTCCGATGGCAGTAAAGCCGGTAAGCAGAAGGATAACGCCAATGCAGACGAAACAACGTCTTGATGTACCGCTGAGTCTGAAATCTGTCAGTGACTCCGGTGAGTTTGAAGGGTATGGCTCCGTCTTTGGTGTAAAGGACAGCCACGATGATGTGGTGATGTCCGGGGCATTTGCTGCTTCCCTGCGGGCGTGGAGTGACAGAAAAGCGTTACCTGCGCTGCTCTGGCAGCACCGCATGGATGAGCCCATCGGTGTTTACACCGAAATGAAGGAAGACGATGTCGGGCTTTACGTCAGGGGGCGGTTGCTCATTGATGATGATCCCCTCGCAAAACGCGCACATGCACACATGAAGGCCGGTTCATTAACCGGCCTTTCTATTGGGTACGTCCTGAAAGACTGGGAATACGACCGGAGCAAAGAAGCCTTTCTGCTGAAAGAAATCGACCTCTGGGAAGTCAGTCTGGTGACGTTCCCGTCTAACGACGAGGCGCGGATCAGCGACGTCAAGAACGCGCTGGCCCGCGGGGAAATCCCCGAACAGAAAAAAATCGAAAGAGTCCTGCGTGATGTCGGACTCTCCCGTACCCAGGCCAAAGCATTCATGGCCGGGGGCTATGGCGCACTGTCCCTGCGCGACGCTGAGGATGTGGGCTCTGCACTGAATGCACTGAAAAATCTGAACTTCTAATCAGGAGAAATACGATGGCGGTAGATATTAAAGATGTCGAACAGGTCGCGCAGGAGCTGCAGCAGAAGTTTGACGACTTCAAAGCAAAGAACGACAAGCGCGTGGATGCGATTGAGCAGGAAAAAGGCAAGCTTGCCGGGCAGGTGGAAACCCTGAACGGGAAACTCAGCGAGCTGGAAAATCTCAAAAGCGACCTTGAAAAAGAGCTGCTTGAGCTGAAACGTCCGGCAGGTGGTGCGCAAAATAAACTGGCTACCGAGCATAAAGAGGCGTTTGTGGGCTTCCTGCGTAAAGGCCGTGAAGACGGTCTGCGCGATCTGGAGCGTAAGGCATTGCAGGTGGGCACCGATGAAGACGGTGGCTATGCCGTGCCGGAAGCTCTGGATCGTAACATTCTCACCCTGCTGAAAGATGAAGTGGTGATGCGTCAGGAAGCCACGGTGATCACCGTTGGCGGTTCCGACTACAAAAAACTGGTGAATCTGGGCGGTACGGCTTCCGGATGGGTGGGGGAAACGGATACGCGATCCCAGACTGCCACCTCAAAACTGGGACTGATTGAACCTTTCATGGGGGAAATCTACGGTAACCCGCAGGCCACCCAGAAAATGCTGGATGATGCCTTTTTCAACGTGGAAGCATGGATCAACAGCGAGCTGGCAACCGAATTTGCCGAACAGGAAGAAATTGCCTTTACCACCGGCGATGGTGCCAAGAAGCCGAAAGGGTTCCTGGCGTATGAGTCCACTGATGAAACCGACAAGGTCCGGGCGTTCGGCAAACTTCAGCATATTGTATCCGGCGAAGCGACGGCAGTGACCGCAGATGCCATTATCAAACTGATTTACACGCTGCGTAAGGCACACCGCACCGGCGCGAAGTTCATGATGAACAACAACAGCCTGTTTGCCATTCGTCTGCTGAAAGACACCGAGGGTAACTATCTGTGGCGTCCGGGGCTGGAGCTGGGGCAGCCGTCCTCTCTGGCGGGTTACGGTATCGCTGAAAACGAACAGATGCCGGATATTGCCGCTGATGCGAAAGCCATTGCATTTGGTAACTTCAAACGGGGTTACACCATCGTTGACCGTATCGGTACCCGCATTCTGCGCGACCCGTACACCAATAAACCGTTTGTCGGTTTTTATACCACCAAGCGCACTGGCGGGATGCTGGTCGATTCGCAGGCCATCAAACTGCTGAAGATTGCAGCGGCGTAATCATTCAGGGGGCGCAGAAGTGCGCCCCTGTTCTGACAGGTGAAAGAATCATGATCCTGAAACAAGATCTGAAATGGTCACCGGACGGTATGCGTGTTGAGATCATTCGGGCCGGTGAGTATGAAGATAAAGAATTACCCGAACGGGTACGCGAAATTGCCACTGCAGCTGGGATTGTCTCTGATAAGAGAACACCTGTTGCGCGGGGGGCTGATAAGTCTAAAAAATAGCATTCATAGAGGTTGCCCAAATGATGCCCACTCTGGAAGAGCTTCGTGTTCAGTGCCGGATTGATGATGACAATGAACAGGAGAATGCTCTTCTTATGATGTATCTGGCTGCTGCCAGGGAAGAGGCTGAAAAGTTTTTAAACCGGACGCTTTACGATGAAACTGTTTCTGAGCAGGATACGACCGGGCTTGTAATAACACCGCTGATAAAGCTGCGTCTTATGCAACTGGTTGGCTACTGGTACGAGAACAGGGAAATGCAGGATGCAGTGCCTGATTTTTTCTATACCGGACTGCGGATGTATCGGTTTCATCCCGGAACATAGGAGGATTCATGCAGGCAGGAAGATTACGTGATCGTGTGGTTATTCTGAATGCCACCACCGTTCGGTCTCCATCAGGGCACCCTGTGGAAACAATGACGGAGGGGGCAACCATATGGGCAGAAGTTAAGGGGATCAGTGGCAGGGAGAGAATATCCGGAGGTGCAGAAACTGCTCAGGCTACAGTGAGGGTCTGGATGAGATTCCGGCGAGATGTGACAGCAACTTCATGTCTGAAAGTGCTGACTGGTGCATTCAAAGGCGCGATTCTGAGTATAGACGGTCCGCCGATACCGGATGCTCGTGCTACCCGGCTTGAAATACTCTGTTCTCAGAAGGGGAATGTGTGATGGATTTCAGTCTTGATTTTTCAGGTCTGGCGGATATTGCACGGGATCTGGAGACGCTCAGCAGGGCAGAAAACAATAAGGTTCTGCGCGATGCCACCCGTGCCGGTGCTGAAGTTATGCGGGATGCAGTTGTTGAACGTGCGCCGGAGCGAACCGGGAAACTGAAGAAAAATGTGGTTGTTCTCACTCAGCGTTCAAAGCGTCGCGGGGAAATTATCTCGGGTGTCCACATTCGAGGACGGAACCTGCGAACCGGAAACAGTGATAACAGCATGAAAGCCAGTGATCCCCGAAATGCGTTTTACTGGCGCTTTGTGGAGCTGGGAACGATAAACATGCCCGCGCATCCGTTCATTCGCCCGGCTTTCGATACGACAGAGGAACTGGCTGCGCAGATTGCCATACAGCGAATGAATCAGGCTATTGATGAGGTCTTAAGTAAATGAGAGAGGCCACACTGTATTCCCTGCTGTCTCAACTGGCCGGAGGACAGGTTTATCCTTATGTGGTCCCACTGACGGAGGGAAAGCCTGCGGTATCTCCGCCATGGCTGGTATTTTCTGTGGTGTCTGACACGGCGTCTGATGTGCTTGATGGTCAGGCTGAATCCAGAATTACCGTGCAGATCGATGTCTGGGCAACGGTGCCTGATGACGCAGATGATATCCGTGAACAGGCGCTTGATGCGGTAAGGGAACTTGCACCCTCCGTTATTTCTAAAACGCAGGGTTATGATCCTGATTCCCGTCTGAGCAGAGCCACGCTTGAATTCCAGGTAATAGCCTGAGATCGTTAATGATTTTACCCACCCGCCGCTGGCGGGTTTTTTTATTTTCAGGAGACGAGTATGTCCTCTAATTTTGAGCGTTCGCAACTGACGAAAATTATGATTTCGTCTGCACCGGTAACAGCAGAAACCCTGGATTCTGCCAGCTTTCTTGGGCTGAGCTGTACAATCAAAGAAGTGCAGTTTACCGCAGGACAAAAGCAGGATATTGATGTCACCACGCTGTGTTCTGTTGAGCAGGAAAATATTAACGGTCTTGGTGCCGCGTCAGAGATTTCCATGTCAGGCAACTTTTACCTCAATGCTGCCCAGAACGCGTTGCGTAGTGCCTATGACAATGACACCACGTATGGCTTTAAAGTTATTTTTCCGTCAGGTAACGGATTTACCTTTATGGCAGAGGTGCGTCAGCATACCTGGTCTGCAGGAACCAATGGTGTTGTGGCTGCAACGTTTTCCCTGCGTCTGAAAGGTAAACCTGTGCTGACGACTGAGCCGCTAAAAGTGAAGGTCGATTTAAACAGCACGCTGCAGATTTCTGCCGGAGCGAAACTTGAAATGGTGGTTGAGGCTGCCGGTGGTGTGCCGCCTTATTCTTATGTCTGGAAGAAAGGTAGTTCTCCTGTTTCCGGACAGACGGCGGCAACGTTCAGTAAGGCATCAGCAGCATCCGGTGATGCCGGTGCGTATACCTGCGAGATTTCTGATTCAGCAAGCCCTGTTAACAAGGTGACCTCCATTTCCTGCACTGTAACCGTCAGTTAATGAGGATGGATGTGATGACTAAAAATATCCGTAATCTGGCACTGGCAACGATGTCGGGGTTTCGCCATAAAACCGTTGATGTGCCTGAATGGGAGGGAGCAACGGTTGTGTTACGGGAACCTTCTGCAGAAGCCTGGTTGCGCTGGCAGGAGATCGTTAAAGCCAGGGAAGATGATACATCGCCATCTGTTGCAGAGCGTGCCCGCCGAAATCTGGAGGCGGACGTTGAACTGTTCATTGATGTTCTGTGTGATACCGGACTGCAACCTGTATTTTCAGAGGATGATCGTGAACAGGTGATTGCCGTGTATGGCCCGGTGCATGCGCGGCTTCTTCGGCAGTCTCTGGAACTGATCAGTGATGCCGGCGAGGTTAAAAAAAAGTAGCGCTTCCGGGGATGCGTTTTCTGATGATGCTGGCGCTCAGGATGGGGCGCACATTGTCAGAGTTACGCCGGGAAATGTCCGCATCAGAAATCATGATGTGGGCAGAATTTGACAGGCTCAGCCCGCTGGGGGACGAACGGGCTGATATCCGGGCTGCCCAGATTGTTTCAGCTGTTTACGGTGCGCAGGGGGTCAAAGTGCCACTGAATGATGCGCTTCTTCAGTGGGAGAAGGAGCAGACAGAAGGCGTATCAGATCCATTTGCCGGACTGGAAAACGCGCTTTTAATAGTGTCTCAGTGAGTCAACATAACCGCTTCGGCGGTTTTTTTTCGTCCGGAGAATGAGTGTGGCGACATTACGTGAACTGATTATTAAAATCTCGGCAAATTCCCGGTCATTCCAGTCAGAGATCTCCCGGGCTTCGCGTTTGGGGCAGGATTACTACCGTACCATGCAGAACGGAGGCCGGCAGTCCGCTGCGGCATCCCGTGAAATGCGGCGTGCACTGGCAGAAGTGACGGATCAGATAAATACAGCTAAATCTTCGGCACTGAATATGGCGGGGGCATTTGCCGGGGCTTTTGCTACCGGTCATCTTATTTCTCTCGCCGATGAGTGGAATTCAGTAAATGCCCGTCTGAAGCAGGCCTCACAGTCCAGTGATGATTTTCAGGCATCACAGCGTGAATTAATGGCGATCAGCCAGAGAACGGGGACGGCGTTTTCTGATAACGCCAGCCTTTTTGCCCGTTCTGCAGCTTCCATGCGGGAGTATGGTTACAGTTCTGAGGAGGTACTGAAAGTCACCGAGGCGATCTCCACGGGCCTGAAATTATCCGGTGCCAGTACAGCAGAAGCCAGTTCGGTGATCACGCAGTTCAGTCAGGCACTGGCGCAGGGAGTGCTGCGCGGTGAAGAGTTTAACTCGGTGAATGAGAACGGCGATCGTGTTATTCGTGCGCTGGCTGCGGGAATGGGGGTTGCCCGTAAGGATCTGAAGGCCATGGCGGATAACGGAAAGTTGACCGCCGATAAGGTTGTTCCTGCACTGATTAGTCAGCTTGGGGCATTACGTGATGAATATGCGGCAATGCCTGATACGGTTTCATCCTCTGTAACCAAAGTTGAAAACGCCTTTATGGCCTGGGTTGGTGGTGCGAACGAGGCAAGCGGAGTGACGAAGACGCTCTCCGGTGTGCTGAATGGTATTGCAGGCAATATTGACTCTGTGGCAACCGCTGCCGGTGCTCTGGTTGCCGTCGGGGTAGCCCGATATTTTGGCAATATGGCGTCTTCTGCTGGATCTGCAACTGCCGGATTAATTACTGCAGCCAGAAACGAAGTGGCTCTTGCGGAAGCGCAGCTCCGGGGGACACAGATAGCAACAGCCAGGGCGCGTGCGGCGGTTTATCGTGCGCAACAGGCGGTTGTTGCTGCTCGCGGTACCGAAAGGCAGGCAGCCGCAGAAGCGAAACTGGCTGCTGCCCAGGCATCACTTACCCGTAATATTGCGGCCAGAACAGCAGCACAGACAACGCTGAATACTGTCACGTCAGTGGGAAGTCGTCTGTTAAGTGGAGCACTGGGACTGGTTGGTGGGGTGCCGGGGCTTGTCATGCTGGGGGCCGCGGCCTGGTACACGATGTATCAGAATCAGGAGCAGGCCAGAGAATCTGCACGCCAGTATGCCGCAACAATCGACGAAATTCGCCAGAAAACGTCGGCAATGTCGCTTCCTGAAGCGTCAGATAATGAGGAAAAGACGCGGCAGGCACTGGAGGAACAAAATCGCCTGATTAGCGAACAGGAAGGAAAAATTCGCGGACTGAAAAATCAAATTGCTGATTATCAACGCTGGCTTGATGAAAGTCCGCAGAGTGGTTCGGGTGCTGAAATCATCCTTAAAGGGCTTGCCGAAGCAACAAATCAACTGGCAGTTGAACAATCCCGTCTCACTCAAATGCAGGGCAAAGCGCAATCCATTCAGGATGTGCTTGCCGGGCTGGAGGAGCGACGGGTGGCGTTGATCCGTCAACAGGCGGCGGAACAAAACAAAGCGTATCAGTCCCTGTTGATCATGAATGGGCAGCATACCGAGTTTAATCGCCTTCTTGGGCTTGGTAATGAATTACTTCAGCAGCGACAGGGGCTGGTGAATGTACCGTTACGGCTACCACAGGCAACCCTGGATGATAAACAGCAGACCGCACTGAATAACAGCAAGCGCGAACTGGCTCTGTCCCGCCTTAAAGGGGAAGCGCGTGAGCGTGCCCGACTGGGCTATGCTGCGGATGATCTCGGCTTTGTGGGAGAGGCGTATCAGACAGCCAGACAGAATTATATCAATAACTCACTGGATGCCTGGCGAAATAACCAGGCAAATAAACCCAAAGCGCATAAAAAGACCGAAGCGGAAAAAACAGAAGATATTTATAAACGGCTGATTAAACAGCAGAAAGAGCAGATAGCACTGGCAGGGCAGAATACTGAACTGGCTAAGATGAAATATCAGGTCAGTCAGGGCGAATTATCAACCCTGTCAGAAGCGCAGAAAAAAATGCTTTTGCAGAATGCAGCACTCATCGACCAGAAAAAGATTCGTGAGCAGCTTGCTGCATATGAGAGCAGTCTGGCGGACAGTAATGCCAGTGCCCGGGCATCTGACGAAGCGCAGTTGCTGGGATATGGTGAAGGCTCACGGATGCGTGAACGACTCCAGGAAATGTGGAGTATCCGGCAGGCGTTTGAGCAGAAAAATAACGAGCTGCTGAGACAGTATCAGGCCGGAGAAATTGAAGAAGCCCTGTGGAAACAGGAAAAATCGCTGAATGAAAAATATCTGGAAGAGCGTCTCAGCGATCAGCAGGATTATTATGCAAAGGCCGATGCTTTACGCAGTAACTGGAATGCCGGACTCCAGGAGGGGCTGACGAACTGGGCAGACAGTGCCACTGATTATGCTTCGCAGGCGGCAGATGCTGTCGTTTCCACTATGGACGGGCTGGTATCAAATATTTCCGATGCACTGGCCGGAAATGTTGTGGACTGGAGAAACTGGGGAAGTTCAATTCTCCAGGAAGTTTCAAAAATTCTGATGAACGCTGCCATCGTTAACGGGCTGAAGTCACTTTCCAAAAGCATGTCCGGTGCCGGAGGATGGCTTGGTACGGTCGGCGACTGGCTTTCCGGTGCAGTGGCAAACGCAAAAGGTGGTGTTTATACATCGGCAAATCTGAGTGCTTACAGTAACACCATTGTGGATACCCCGACGTATTTTGCTTTTGCGAAAGGTGCCGGGCTGATGGGTGAGGCAGGGCCTGAAGCTATCATGCCACTGACCCGGGCAGCGGACGGCTCTCTTGGAGTCAGAGCCATTGGCAATGTGAATGGTGGCGGGGGATTTGTTTATTCTCCCGTGTATCACATCAGTATTCAGAATAAAGGGAGCAATGGCGAGATAGATACGCAGTCAGCCAGGGGGCTGGTGGATCTGATCGACAGCAGGGTTGTGTCAATTATGCAGTCATCACGTCGGGACGGAGGATTATACAGTGTCTGAGCCTGAAGTTTTTAACTGGATCCCCCGCGAGGGGATGGAGACGACACGAAAGCCATCTGTTATTACGGTAAAGTTCGGTGACGGATATGAACAGCGACGGGCTGGTGGTCTGAATGCGGATCTGAAAACGTTTAAACCGGTGTTTCGTGTCACAGATGAATATTCCCGTGCTGCGCTGGACAGTTTTTTATCCCGTCATGCCGGGATACGTGCTTTTTTGTGGCGTCCGCCAAAACACAACAGAATCGTCCGGGTTGTCTGCAGGGAGTGGAGTATTTCGGATAATGCCATGTATACCGATTTTAACTGTACCTTTGAAGAGGTCACTCACTGATGCAGGATATACAGCAGGAAACACTGAATGAGTGTACAAAAGCGGAGCAATCCGCGCTGGTCGTGCTCTGGGAAGTCGATCTGACAGAAGTCGGCGGAGAGCGTTATTTTTTCTGTAATGAGCAGAACGAAAAAGGTGAGCCGGTCACCTGGCAGGGGCGACAGTATCAGGCGTACCCCATCCAGGGGAGCGGATTTGAGATGAACGGTAAAGGAGCCAGCGCCAGGCCAACTCTGAAAGTCTCTAATCTGCACGGCATGGTCACCGGGATGGTGGAAGATTTGCAGAGCTTGGTCGGCGGAACGGTGGTCAGGCGTAAGGTTTACGCCCGTTTTCTGGATGCGGTGAACTTCGTCAACGGAAACAGCGACGCCGATCCGGAGCAGGAGGTGATCAGCCGCTGGCGCATCGAGCAGTGCAGCGAACTGAGCGCGGTCAGTGCCTCCTTTGTGCTCTCCACACCGACGGAAACGGACGGCGCTGTTTTTCCGGGACGTATCATGCTGGCCAACACCTGCACCTGGACCTATCGCGGTGATGAGTGCGGTTATAGTGGTCCGGCGGTCGCGGATGAATATGACCAGCCAACGTCCGATATCACGAAGGATAAATGCAGCAAATGCCTGAGTGGCTGTAAGTTCCGCAATAACGTCGATAACTTTGGCGGCTTCCTTTCCATTAACAAACTTTCGCAGTAATCCCATGACAGAGACAGAATCAGCGATTCTGGCGCACGCCCGGCGATGTGCGCCAGCGGAGTCGTGCGGCTTCGTGGTGAGAACGCCGGAGGGGGAAAGATATTTTCCCTGTGTGAATATTTCCGGTGAGCCGGAGGATTATTTCCGGATGGCTCCGGAGGACTGGCTGCATGCAGAGATGCAGGGTGAGATTGTGGCGCTGGTCCACAGTCACCCCGGTGGTCTGCCCTGGCTGAGTGAGGCTGACCGGCGGCTGCAGGTGCAGAGTGATTTGCCGTGGTGGCTGGTCTGCCGGGGGGCGATTCATAAGTTCCGCTGTGTGCCGCATCTCACCGGGCGGCGCTTTGAGCACGGGGTGACGGACTGTTACACGCTGTTCCGGGATGCTTATCATCTGGCGGGGATTGAGATGCCGGATTTTCATCGCGGGGATGACTGGTGGCGTCACGGTCAGAATCTCTATCTGGATAATCTGGAGGCCACAGGACTGTATCAGGTGCCGTTGTCAGCGGCGCAGCCGGGCGATGTGCTGCTGTGCTGTTTTGGTTCATCGGTGCCGAATCATGCCGCCATTTACTGTGGTGACGGCGAGCTGCTGCACCATATTCCTGAACAACTGAGCAAACGAGAGAGGTATACCGACAAATGGCAGCGACGCACACACTCCCTCTGGCGTCACCGGGCATGGCACGCATCTGCCTTTACGGGGATTTACAACGATTTGGCCGCCGCATCGACCTTCGTGTAAAAACGGGGGCTGAAGCCATCCGGGCGCTGTCCACACAGGTCCCGGCGTTTCGTCAGAAACTGAATGACGGCTGGTATCAGGTGCGCATTGCCGGGCGTGATGCAGGTGAAACCGAATTATCTGCCCGTCTTAATGAGCCGCTGGCAAATGGTGCCGTGATCCATATCGTGCCGCGTCTGGCGGGAGCTAAAAGTGGCGGTGTGTTTCAGGCTGTGCTGGGGGCGGCGCTGATTGCGGTGGCATGGTGGAACCCTGTGGGCTGGCTGGGTGCCGCGGCTGTATCGGGCATGTATGCGGCAGGGGCCAGTATGATCCTGGGCGGTGTGGCGCAGATGCTGGCACCGAAAGCCAGGACGCCCACGGCAGCAAGTACAGATAACGGCAAACAGAACACCTATTTCTCGTCACTGGATAACATGGTTGCCCAGGGCAATGTTCTGCCTGTTCTGTACGGTGAAATGCGTGTGGGGTCGCGGGTGATTTCGCAGGAAGTCAGTACCCGTGATGAAGGGAACGATGGGAATATAGTGGTTATAGGGCGACAGGTATACAACAGCAGACATCTGTGAGAACCCTCTTTGCATGGAAAAATTGTTCAATGGTTATGGCGTAAGGGTAAGGGGGCTGCTCCCCTTACCAGATTGATTATGGAATGATGCCGCAGGCTATTCTCGCCCCGCCACCGCCGAGTGGCTCAGGATGGTCATGATGGTTGTCACCGCCTATGTGGATCATGAGAGAACGCCCGCCTATCTCTTGTAACCCTGTCAGTTTCGGTGCGAGTACAGGATAGTTCGCCTTTCCATCATGAGTCACATACAGCGCAGGGAGATCACCGAGATGTCCGTCAGGAGACCAGGGGCCAAGATGCTTCCCGGTTTTTTTCGGGTCAAAGTGACCTCCTGCCGATAATGCCGCGACAGGTTTCCCGTCTTTCAGTGCCGGAGCGCAGTTTCCGTTCTCGTGTACATGAAAACCATGAATACCTTCGGGTAAAGAGTGAAGATCCGGAGTGAACAGCAGACCATAGGTCGTCTCCTGGACAGTTATTTTTCCAATGCTCTGTTCTTTTCCATCAGCATTCACAAGGTTCATCGGGACTTCTTTTGTGGCTGCGTATCCACACGATGATGCTGCCAGCATTGCAATGGCAGCAATAACGTTACATTTCATAAAACCCCTCATTAAATCCTGTTAACAGACTGAGTTCGCTGCTTGCAGGAAAACAAGCAGCATTTCGATGATATCGCGCAAAAGTTATGCAATGTGGCTATTGCTGTGATTAATCATATCAATCATAAGAGAGCATTATGGGTAAAGGTGGCGGTAAAGCACGTACTCCGCATGAAGTGAAAGATAATCTCAAATCCACGCAGTTACTGAGTGTGATCGATGCCATCAGCGAAGGGCCGATTGAAGGTCCGGTGGATGGGTTAAAAAGCGTGCTACTGAACAGTACGCCGGTGCTGGACACTGAGGGGAATACCAATATCTCCGGTGTCACGGTGGTGTTCCGGGCAGGTGAGCAGGAGCAGACTCCGCCGGAGGGGTTTGAATCCTCCGGCTCCGAGACGGTGCTGGGTACGGAAGTGAAATATGACACGCCGATAACCCGCACCATCACGTCGGCAAACATCGACCGTCTGCGTTTTACCTTCGGTGTGCAGGCACTGGTGGAAACCACTTCAAAGGGTGACCGGAATCCGTCGGAAGTTCGCCTGCTGGTTCAGATACAGCGTAACGGTGGCTGGGTGACGGAAAAAGACATCACCATTAAGGGCAAAACCACCTCGCAGTATCTGGCCTCGGTGGTGGTGGATAACCTGCCTCCGCGCCCGTTCAATATCCGGATGCGCAGGATGACACCGGACAGCACCACAGACCAGCTGCAGAACAAAACGCTCTGGTCGTCATACACCGAAATCATCGATATGAAACAGTGCTACCCGAACACGGCACTGGTCGGTGTGCAGGTGGACTCGGAGCAGTTCGGCAGTCAGCAGGTGAGTCGTAATTATCATCTGCGCGGGCGCATTCTGCAGGTGCCGTCGAACTATAACCCGCAGACGCGACAATACAGCGGTATCTGGGACGGAACGTTAAAACCGGCATACAGCAACAACATGGCCTGGTGTCTGTGGGATATGCTGACCCATCCGCGCTACGGCATGGGGAAACGTCTTGGTGCGGCGGATGTGGACAAATGGGCGCTGTATGTCATCGGCCAGAATTGCGACCAGTCGGTGCCGGATGGCTTTGGTGGCACGGAGCCGCGCATCACCTGTAATGCCTGGCTGACCACACAGCGTAAGGCGTGGGATGTTCTCAGTGATTTC